AAGCCTTGTCAGTGCTCACAAAGAGAACTTCTTCGACACCGAGACCATTTTTGTCGAGCTGCGATTCGTTGACCGCGTCGACCACATTCTGTGTTCCGATCAGGTTCGTCAGAATGCTTTCACCTGGACTGAGTTCACATGTGTCAACCTGCTTGAGAGCAGCGGCGATGATGATTGTCTTCGGTCTGTATTGCCTGATGACATCTTTGATGCGTATCTTGTCCCTCACGTCACCCACGTAAAATCGCAGAGCCTCAGACCTAGAAGCCAATGGCCCAGATTGCAGCTCATTCTTGATGGTCCAGTGCTTTGCCTCGTCTCGTGAGTACACAGCAATGTCATGAGTGGGAAGCATGCGCTCAATCAGTTTTCGACCGAGAGAGCCCGTTCCTCCAAAGATCAGTGTTCTAGGCTGCTTCATCTGAAGAACAGTAACTCACCGATCAAGCTTGGTCACCACGTATTGGCCTCGTGGGTCAATCGTTGCCTGTCGTGTTGCAACGTACCCCAACTTCTCAAGCTCTTTTGGATCTGTCCAAGAACCTGTGATGACCTTCGTACCGTACGGATTGAGGTCGCAGTTGAAGATTCCACCGTCGATGATCGAGATCAGCTGTCGTTCGTTGTGGTACAGAGTCTGAAAATCGAACTCAGTGAACTTACCCGCAGCATGAAGTTTGTCGAACACGTGCTTCATCGTGTCATAGCGGTTCAACGCAGGAAGCTGCGTCAGAAAGTTCGTTGCCCAGAACGGGCCTTCAACGTGTGCATGTTCGACAGGCCGACCAGTGACTTTGTTCCTATGCGACTGCCAAAGATTGCTCCTTGAACCTTGAACGGGCGCGTCCTTGTTGTAGAGGTGACGATTCTCGACCGAATACTCATGAAGACGCATTGACCCGATCTCTGGGTGCTTGTCGAGGAACTCAACACAGCTCGGCAGAGCCTTCAGATCGTAGTGAATCATGTCAGATTCGATGATGTACGTGTAGTCGGGAGGGTTGTCTTTCATCCCGTCAAGCCACCAGTCGATCGCTGTCCAGTAACCGACGTTGCGGTCGGCGCGGAACACGTTCGTGAATCGTGAAAGCAGTTCTGCTGTCTCTGGAACGGTTGATGCATTGTCGAACACGGTCACGTAGCTCGTTGAATTCGGATCCTGCCACTCGAGGTTGTCAACGACCTGATGTAGAATGTCTTGCCTCGATTGTTCGAGACAACATGTGACGAGGAGGAATGCGACTTTCATAGCGACTCGATCAGCTTTCGGAACGGTTCGTATCCGGCAGGCAACACGAGGTTTTCAACATCAGGGATTGCCGGAATGGTGAGGAAGACATTGTCGTTGATCGACGTCTGAGGTAACACAGCGTCTGCAATTCCGATTGGACGTGACACACACGGAATTTCAAGAAGACCACATTCGATCAACGACTGCGGACCGCCTTCTTGACGTGCAGTCACGGGATACAGATCAAGCGTCTGATACAGCTCGTTGATCACGTCCTGCGAAGGTTTTTCGAAGTACGTGTACGGGATGTTGTCCTTCTCTAGACGAGAGATGATGTACTGCCTACGCCAACCCGCCAACACGACGTGGAGTTGTGAGACAGGAAAGCCTCCTTGAATCAGGTGGGGCATCGCACTATGTTTGAAGCAGTTCAACGCGTCGAGGTAATCAGCTAACAGGTCAGGGCCCTTTTCGAGCTTGGGGTTCTTGAGGTCGTGACCCTCCGTGTCTCTTTGGAACGAACCGACCAGGTAACCATCCTTTGGCAACCCGTGTTTCATCCTGAGTGATTCTCGAGTGCCTGTCGGCCGCCAAATCTTCTGGTTTGCCCAGTAAGGGATGATGTGGATGGGCTTTTTCGTGAGCGGACGAATGAACTCTGCGGTGTACTTGTTCGGAACGTGATACGCCGTGACGATGCCGTCACGAAATGCGAACTCAGCACGTTCTTGACCGCGGAATTTCTCTGGAACGATGTGATGCACCGTGACGATGACGCTCTTGTTTTGCAGCATCGCCAATGGCACGCGCTGCCAACACCAGTCGGCCATCAACCAGATGACATCGGCATCAACCGGTGAAGAAACCGTGATGTCGGCATTGTCTTCTGACCACTCCTTGACGAAGCGGTCGACGATCCAGTCCTCACCCGGCGCTAACGCAAAGACCTTCTTCAATCGATCTTCTCCTTGATGGCGAGCACGATATCGTGATCGACCATCCTACGAACGAGACCGTCGAAACTGACCTTCGGTTGCCAGTTGAGCATGATGCGTGCTTGAGTTGAATCGGCCTGCAACGTGTCGACTTCAGCGGGTCGCATGAACTTCGGATCACGCTTGACGAAGTCGTTCGGATCGAGACCGACGTAATTGAACGCAGCTTCGAGGAAGTCCTGTACTGAGTGGCGAATGCCAGTGCCGATGACGAAGTCACGCGGTTCACTCTGTTGCATCATCAGCCACATCGCATCGACGTAGTCAGGAGCATACCCCCAATCACGCCGTGCATCTGTGTTTCCTAGCACGAGTTCTTTCTGCAGGCCCAGCTTGATTCGTGCTGCAGCTCGTGTGATCTTGCGAGTGACGAAGTTCTCACCGCGTCGTTCCGATTCATGATTGAAAAGAATCCCACTGCATGCGTACAAGCCATAGGCCTCGCGGTAGTTCTGCGTGATATGGTGGCCGAACGCCTTCGCACATCCGTAGGGAGAACGCGGATAGAAAGGAGTCGTCTCCTTCTGTGGCGTCTCTTGCACCTTGCCGAACATCTCACTTGAAGATGCCTGATAGAACTTCGCAGTCGGGCAGCTTCTGCGGATTGCCTCGAGCAAGTTCAACGGGCCCAACGCAGTTGCGCCGACGGTGTTGATGGGTTGGTCGAACGACTGACCAACATGTGACTGTGCACCGAGGTTATAGACCTCGTCAGGCATGATATCTTCGATCAACGTACGCATCAGCGATGCATCTTGAAGGTCGCCGTGGTGAACGACAAGACCTTTCTGCATCGCGTTCTTTAGATAGCCCCAACGGTCGGGGGTGAACTGCGTGGTCTGTCGAATGAGACCGTGAACCTCGTAGCCCTTCTCAATCAGGAGATCGCAGAGATACGATCCATCCTGCCCGGTCGGCCCGGTGATGAACGCCTTCTTCATCCAAACAATCTACGGCCTGGTGAGACACTCGAACAACCTGATGTAGCGTTCTGCTACGTTGCTGATGTTGATGTCTGCGATCGAACTGTAATCGAGCGTCGTACGATCTGGAAGGTCGTCGATCTGAGTGACGTCGATTGCCGGCGGATTGTCGTAGTCGTAGAGCTCGTAGTCGTATGGTTCATCTTTCAGAACGACACCGTAGCTTCCGACGAGTTCTTTCGTCCCACCTACCTCTGAACACACGACCGGTGTTCCTTGAGCAAGTGCTTCAACCACGACGTTTGGACAGTGGTCTGCCCATGCGAGGTGCAGCATCCAGTTTGCTGCGGCGTAGATCTCATTGTAGACCTCAGGTCCAACAGGTCCGGTGTAGAACACGTGGGGTCCAGTTGCTCTGACGTCAGGATGCGCGCCCATGATGATCAGACAACTGTTCGGATGCTTGAGACGCAGTCGGTCGAACAGAGCGATGTTCGCATCTAGACGCTTTTGAGGGTGCCAGTTCGAACTGCATACGTAGATCTGGTCGTACGCAGCGCGCATCTCAATGAGCTTGGGAATTGTGAGCGCCTTGACAGGCGTCGTGTCTATTCCGTTGTTGATGACGACGTGCGTGTCGCCGTACTGACGTGCAGGGATGTTTCTGACGCCGAAGTGTCTGACTGACATCATTCGATCGAACCGTGATTGCCAAACGACGGCGTCTGCTGTCTCGTACAGGTGTTTGATTCCAACGTTCTTGGTCGCAAACTCATGTGGTTTGAACCAGATGCCGTCCAGGCGCTGCACGACCTTGGATGCGAGAGGTGCACCTGACCGCTCGATGAACACGAGAGAAACGTCTGCCCCTTCAGAGGTAAAGACTACCTCGTGGCCTGTCTCGAAAAAACGTCGGGCCAACCGATTCCCAAATGTATTTGGTCCGGTGCCCGCATTGAGGTTGACGTTGTCGAAGTGAATCCTCACTGGCGCTTCTGAATCTCTTCGATGATGGGCAATGCGAAGTCGGTGCCCTTCAACATGACGGCCAGGAGCGCGAGTTCCTGCGTCGGAATGTTCTCAAGCTTCGCACGAACAGTAAAGATCTCTGGGTCGAGTTCCTGCGTTCCGTTGACCAAGATGCCGTCGTAGTACTGCTGCGCGAGGTAGTTCATCGCCTCGTTGTCAATCTTGACCTGTGCCTCAGTGATGACCTCAACGAGCGTTTCGAAGATGGTCGTGTAGATCTCGACACACACGAGCAGATTGAGACCGCGGTTCTCATTGTCACCGGTGATCAGTGGCTTGAGCTTCGCTCCTAAGAGCTCGGCGATCGTCTCGTGAAATTGCTTCGGGTTGGTGGTCATGATTGGCTCCTGCCGCGGTATTCAACCTCAAGCTCTTCGGCCCACGGTGCAGTAGAGCTCGAATAGAGGTTGCGTAGCAGCTCAATGTCATGGTAAGGCAGATCCGCGAGCTTGTACTCATTGATGAATACCATCTCTGACATGTCGTAGTCATCGTCGACCTTGATCGCCTTGAAGTACTGATCAGTCAACCACATGACTGCGTGTTCTGAGATCTTGTGGCTGTTCATCTTGCCAAAGATGCCACCGATCTGTTCTTTGAGCCTCTCACGGATTGAACGCAACGTCACGGGATCGAGATCCCGATTGTCGAACTCTTTCTTGATGACCTTGTTGAGATGTGTTTCGAGTAGCTGTGTAAACCTTACGTGCTTGCCTTCCACGTTGCCTCCAGGAAGTCATTATACTCCTGGATGCAGGTCTGCCACGGTTGCGGAACGATTGCACAGCTTCGGCTTCTGACCTGCAGGGCCGGGTCGAAGTGTTCGAAGATCATTGCCAGCTGTTCCCAGCTGTCGTAAGTCGATCCGGCACCTGCAAACTCGACGCATCCGCCGCCGTTGCTGTGAACGTACGTCGGAAGGTTGCACGCGAGTGCTTCGAGGATGTGATTGGGTCCCGGATCGAACCGGGAGGCCGAAACATACACGTCGTGCTTGCCGAGTTCCTCGCCGAGCGACTTTCCGCTCAGGGGCTTGATGACCTTCGTGTGCTTGAACTCGCACTGGTGACGACCGATGTACGTGAATTCGTACTTGTTGAGGTTCTTGCCGACGAACTCGTCGACCTTCTCGTACATGTCCGCGCCTTTCAACGGGTTGTCGCTCCAGTGGTGCGCGGCGATGTGAAGCTTTCCGTCGTTGAACTTGGTACCGGGCTTGAACACCTCAGTGTCGACGCCATTGTAGATGACTGTGTCGTTCGTGCCTGTCCAACCCTTCTCTTTGAAGTAGTCACGGAGCCAGTTTGAAACGAAGACGATGCCGTCCATGTGCGGGAACAGCTTCATGAGGTAGTCGTCGACGTGGTTGGTGCCTTTCCTTGCGTCATTTTCATTGACACGCAACACCAGCTTGCACCCCGGGCGGTACATCTTGTACATCACCGCCTGCTCGGCGCTGATCGCGGTGGGTCCCTCATTTTCGAGGCCCGCAAGCAAGACAACGTTCGGGTCGATGATCATCGTCTTGTCCTCGAGAAGCTCGAGGCCAGGATGCTTGGGAGCGAACGTATGGAATGCGCGAACAAACGCGTTGCCCCCGCCCCACGGGCCAGAGCGAGGCGTGCGGTTGATGTAGACCTTCATGGCCTCATCATACATTCAACCTGATGCGATTTGCACCTAGCGCTTGATGACTACGTTGGACGATTCGTCATCGACCCAAACGACCTGCGTGCATCCTTCGTGACCGTGAATCTTTTCGAGGCGCTGGATGCTTCGGTAGTAGCCGTGCACCTCATCGTCTTCGTTGTTGTCGGGCGTCAACCACACGAGAGCACACCAGCCATTGTCGAATTGACAGCCTTCAGCGATGCGACCCAAACCAGAAACACCCGAGATATCTTGATTTCGTTGTAGATAGAAGCGTCTCATTTTATGTATCCCCTGTCCCGAAGGAACACGGCCTCGTCACGCTGAAAGCGTGCATCAGGAGTCTGATACGTTTCGGGAACGTCATTGATCGTGTAGTGGTACATGACACGCGGCACGAATGCACGTTTCTTGGTGTTGTGCAAGACCGGCAAATAGATGCATTGGTCGCCAGCACGTCGAATGTACTGTCCGTCTTCACCACGGAAGTTTTCATCTTTCACATCATTGATCAGACGCTTTCGGAACGTCTTGAGGTGACTCGAGACCCACGGATGTTTGTATGGATCGGCGTCAGGAGGCAATGGGCCGCTGATGTTCCGATCACTGTAGCCCCAACGATGAGCCGTCCAGAGGGCTTCGGCACCCGTTGCGTTGTACATGGCGTTCAGGATCTTGAGACCATCGATCTCAGTGAGCCAATCGTCTGCGTCGAGTCGACAGATGATGTCGTCGTCTTCACATAGTGAAATGCCGTGGAGAACGTTGGCAACTTCCCACTTCTTTTCGGCGTTCCACACGGTGTAGATCTTTTGTTCTAGACCGGTGTAGTTCCACGGACCTGCTTCGTTGAGAAGCAACTTCCACGACGTGATGATGTCTTGTTCCTTTTTGACTTCTTCGGCGCTGGACACGTCGTCAATGAGAACTACGCGCCAGTTGCTGTACGACTGGGAGACAACAGACGCTAGCATCTGTCCGACGTATGCAGATGCATTGAACATCGGCGCTACGAACACGAACCTGTTCTGTTTTTCACCAGCTGTCATAGTCTGAGACATCGATCGCCTCTCCACACGTGCAACGAACTACAGTGACCTGACCGAGTGACGTACCTGTCGTTTCCCAAGTGTACGCGCCACCGATGGCACCTGAATATCTGAACTTGCCCTTGCCTTTTCCATCAATCGGCATGTGTTTGGCTTCGTCATGCTCCTTTTGCCACGTGTAGATTGCATCACGTTGCTTTTCAGGAGTGTCACATCCTGGAATGTACTTGGGCTTTGTGTCGACGACTTGAATTGCGGCACATGGACCTTCGTGTGCAGGCTCACGTGTGCATTCCCACCCTTGCGGAGGACGAGCGCAACCAAACGTGCCATCCTGATACTGAATGATGGGTGTCTTTTTGTAGTCATGTCCAACTGTACGTTCCCAATGGTGACCTGTGTGTTGCTTTTCACCAATCATCGCGGTCCTCCTTGACTTGCGACTTCGTGAGAAGGACCTGACCGTAGTCGACCTGTTCATCAGGAAGTCGGCGGTCATCGAAGAACATTCGACGGTCCATGATGATGAGTTCCTTCGAGGGGTCGTCAACCTCGTCGATCAGCTTCGCACAGCTGATGCCGGGATCGTCCTTTGAGGGAAGGTGGTAGTCGTCGAACAGGAGGAACTTGTTCCACTTGTCCTTCGTGTTCTCCCAATCGTGTTTGGTGCCGGCGTAGCTATGATCGCCATCGATGTACACCAGATCGTAGTTCTCCTTGATGGACGGGAGAGCAGACTCTGACGTGCCGCGGCAGAAGTTGATGGACTTGAACCACTCCTTGGGAAACACGTTCTGCAGCATGCCGAGGTACTTCTCGTCTACGACGGGATCGATCGTGGTGATCTTACCGACGATGCCTGCATCGTGGAACGCTCTGGCAGCACAGAAGGTAGCATAGCCTCGTCCGAAGCCAATCTCGAGCATTGACGTCAGGTTATATTGCCTGATGAGGTAGTAGATGAGGATGCCACGCTCGTAGTTCGAGCGGTAGAACGCACCCGCCTTCTTGTAGTTCGGATCACCAGGCTTGCGATCGCGCTTTGCCGTGAACTCACCGATGTAGTCGAAATCACCCATTTGGATGGAGTCGAGTGCGACGCCCATCTCTTCGAGCTTCTTGTCGATGCGAATCGTTTTCATACTGCCTCACTCTTGACAGACCACTCGCCGCCCAGCTGACGGTATTCGATCGGATGATTGATCTCTTCGGCGTGCTTGATGCCGTACTTCATACCGGTACTGTATCCCAGATCCGTGTAAACGACAGTCTTGTGAAGTCGTGGACGGAATGCGAAGCCGGCTTCGATGCCCAGCTTCCGCTCTTCTGGGATTTCATCCTTGAGAACACCGGGTTGAGTGTAGAGCGCATGTGAGGCGTAGGGTGCTTCCTTACGATGGATGCAGTCACTCATGCAGGCCCTCAGGTACCTCAGGTTTTTCTCGACGTCGCCTGCAAATGGCGACTCAACAACCACAGTGACCCATTCTTGCGCTTCATTCATGTGCTTCTTGTCCTTGCACGAGCAGTCGTCATACGTTCCGAAACACCAATTGCACTTCATCGATTGAGCATCAGCTTGGGTTGCGTTCGGGTACACTTGATGTGTGGTGTGGTCGTCTTGCCGTCCCACTGACGGTGCCAGATCCAACCGCCCAACTTGTCTTTCATAGCCGCGGCCTTTGCATCGATCATCTCATCAGTGACCTCGGCCCAGGGAACTCCGAACATCATGTTGTTCTCTGCTGAGTCGGATGCATCCTTGTCCCACAGAGCGTTCCAGTGGTTTTGCCAATAGTCACGGTACAATCTGATCTTGCGAGGAAGATCGAACCAACTGTAGTGGAAGACGCCAGGAAGCTGAGACACGACAGCATTGAACCACTGTTCGTACTGCGCGCGGGCCTGTTCATTTCCGATCATCGCGACTCGACGAACGTTGTCGACGTCGGGAGTGTAGAAGCCAAGGTGTTGCAGGCGTTCGCCTGTCTCCTTGTGAACCATATCACAGCCGTCAGTTCCTTCGAGAGCGTACATACCGTCTGCATCAGACTTTCGAAGCTCCAATGGAATGCCGTGTGTGATATGGGGCGCATTGCGGCTAAGACGCCACTTCCACGGTTGAATGTCCATGCGAACCTTGTCAGGTCCACCCCAATATTCAATGACCGGTAGCGCGAGGATGTCTAGACCCTTCGGAATTGATCTGCACATGTCAGCAATCTTGGGCGCATCCTCTTCGTGCACCACCTCGTCGCTGTCCATCTGCCAACAGAATTCCTTCGTGCACATTGCTCGAGCTGCAGCCTTCTGCATGCCGTCGAACATTGGATGACGCTTTGCTTTCCAGTCACGAGGAATGACGCGCACCTTGATTCGTGAGTCTTTCCTGAGACCTTGATAGTCATCTGGGAAGTCGTAGTGACCGACCTCACCTGATGCCCAAGTGGATGACAAGACTTCGAAGTCAGAACACTGAGCATAGCTTGCACCCGGATACGCAAGTTCTGCTAGATGAAACAGTGTCTGATCGTCAGAGCCACCATCGACAACGCACACCTCATCACAGAACTGAAGCATGCTCTTGATGCACTGTATGAACGGGTACTTCTGCTTGTAGCAGTTGTACGTGGTCGTATAACCCGAGATGGTTGGTTTGTAGTCGATCATCTTTTTCACCGCAGACCAGAAGATGCCTGGCGCAGTGAAGAGGTAGTCACTGATCGAGTCGAGATCGTCAGTGTTGAACCACTCTTCATCGGAGTGTTGAACGTTCTCGTTGAGGTGCATCTCACAACCGAGCAACTTGGCTTCGATCACCATCCGAGGACACGTGTCGCCGCCTTTGGGCAAGTAGACAAACCCCTCAGACACCGCAAGTTGTGCGAGTAGCTGGTCGTAAGGCAAGTTCCAGAGCGTCTTGTACTCTTTCTTGTTGTCTTTGCACCAACGCTCGGCATCATCGGCACCCTTGATCCATGACTGTGAACCAAGGACGATCCAACCTGATCGCTGTTGTGCTGACTCACGAAGGTGCTTCAGGAAACCAAGCGTTTGCTTGCTGAAGACGCTGGAGAGGACGATGTTGTCTTTTTCTGCGAGGAATGGAAACGTCTTGAGGTACAGGTCCTTTTGTTTCTCGCTCATCCACCACAGACCCATCGAACCGAAAAAGAAGGCGCTGATCATCTTGCCGTTCATTTGATTCGCACAGTCGCAGGAAGTACCTGTCATGTGTTGGTGCTTCTCAGGAGACCGAGCCTGACAGAACTTGTAGTCGTACTCGAGAATCGTGTACCTTAGATTCGCGATGATGCTGGGGAGGAGCTGAGGATTGAGCTCACAGAAGTTTCCAAACACCCAGAATCGATCCGAACCTGCACTGAGCAATTCCATCGTGACGTGTTTGGAATGCAGTTTGAAGACCTGAAACGGACTCTCGTCGATCAGGGCTTGAGAAGTTAGCTCAGCACCTCCGACGTAGTCTTCAACAAACATGTCGGAAACGAAGACGATCTTTGCTTCGTCTGGGATCTTAATCTCGTTGCCAAAAGGACTGTTCTGGAAATCGAATTGCATCTCGACCAATCCTAGATCACGGAGTGTGAGCTGTTCATGTCACTGTTCTCTTGTGAGCATTTCCGAGTAAGATCGGTTACTTAGAGCAATGCCGCTCGTATGATTACGTGCGGTTATCCATTTCTCTAGATCTGATCTAGATCTTGATCTTAGGGGATCTGAGGAAATGGGATCCGGTTAACGCGTACACGAGAGCCCACCTATGTCCACCCGGCCAACTTCACATCGCCGTCCGTCGCTTGACTTCGAAGAAAAGACAACGGCGACTCTTGAAGAGCAAGACAAGACACTCGAACTCCAGAACAAGACACTGGAGAATCAGAATCGAGTCCTAGAGCGGATGGATAAGAAGCTCGAAGCACCCGTGTTGAACGGCGGCTTCGACGACCTGGTCAGGAAGGTCGAAAAAGTCGAAAACGTTACTCAGCAACTCAAAGAATGTCAAGAAAGCTCTAGCAAGAAGATTGTCGACATTCACACAGCGATCTATGATCCTGAAAAAGGAATCTATGTCACCGTCAAGGGACACGACAAATGGATCAGTTCAACCGCAAAAGCCGCACGTTGGTTCGGTATGTTGTTGATTACCGGCGCGTTGGGCGGGTTGGGCAAGGTGATCTACGACCTGGTCACTGGACACATCCACTACACGCCTTGAGTAAGATCTTCTTGTGCAGGAGATCAACACCAGTTCTGACATTGCGGAATCTCTTAAACGAATCTTTGTTCGTCTAGATGAAGTCCGTCGGCTCGATCGTAGCATCGTTAGCTCAAAGACACGACCGATCGTCCACACTCGGATGCAATCAGTCTTCAACTTGAAGTTCAAGACGCCCGTCGACCGCACGCTTCACGAGCTAGTCATGACTCATGCTGTCGCGGCGGAAAAATTGGGTCCCGGAGCGTTCAACCGCTGCATCGACCTCATCATAGAAAATTCGCGTGATCATATGGGTGTAACACCTGGTCATGAAAAACGAATTTTGGCAGCAAAAGCCTCATCCGCATCTGTCACAAGGTTAGTAGCGACGTTCGCAGAATCTGGCGGACAACGTACAGTCGCGATGTTGAACGAAGCGATGAAGTTAGCGGGACATGGTGGAAGAATCATAGTTGAAAAGACGACGTCTTCTGTACCGTCCGTTGAACTTGTTAGGGGTTACACATTCGAACTTCAACAACTACTTCCGATCGACGTTAGTTTCGTCCAACCACGAATCGTCTGCATTGACGGATTCATCGAAGATGTATCAGAGATTCATCACATCCTTGAAGCAGCGAGTGCCGCAAAAGAACCGTGCGTTCTATTTGTGCGTGGGATGTCAGAAGACGTCAAACACACGTTGAAGGTCAACTACGATCGTGGCAGTCTACGTGTCATTCCAGTCGGAGTCAAATTTGATCTCGAAGGCATGAACTCGATCGTAGACCTGTCAGTCGCATCAGGTGCAGAACTAGTGTCGAGCTTGAAAGGAGATCTCATCAGTAGCATCAAGTTCCACGAGACGCCTTACGTTGATCAAGTGACAATCTTCAAGGGTCGAGTCGTACTCACGTGTCCAAGAACACGTGTCGCTGTCTCAACTCATGTTGCCACGCTGAGAAAGCGACGCCAGGAAGAAAAACTAGACGACGTCGCAGCGTTGCTCGACAAACGAATCAGGTCGTTGTCACCCAATCACGTGGTGATCAGGCTTCCTGACGAAAAAGACTTCGTTCTGTGTTCACAGGCAGTCGATTATGCTCTGCGCGCAGTCAAGTCAGCGATAGAACGTGGCATCACTGGTGATATGCCAGCCTCGACAGAGTTGGCAGCGCAGACACACGCTAGACGGTGTCTCAAGACGCTAAACGATCTTGGCGCCTACTTGACGTAGGTCAGAGTTTGCTGACGTCTAGACCGGCATCTACCAACTTCTTTACGAGTTGGTCGACACCCATCTTCTTTGCGTTCTTCAAGAAAGGCATCAGCTTCTGTTTTGCAGCGGCGTAATTCGTTCCTGCTCCACCACCTTGTGGTTTGGGAGTTTGCTGACCGGTACCTGTTGTGTTCGATGAGACTGTCGGGTCCTTCGTAGGTGTTGCTTGACCCGTCTGACCCGTCGCTGACGTAGCCGCACCCGTCTCTGTGCCCTTCGTTTCCGCGCCACCTTGACCGGTAACCTGATCTTTGATATCAGTCGCAACTTCAGCTGCCTTTGCACCTGAATTGACAACTTTCACGATCTGTGAAAAGACCTTGAGAGGTGCCTTGACGAGTTCTTGTGCCAGTTCGGCATTGCTGATGTACGGCACCTTTTTGAATACGCCATAGATTCCTCCAGGTGACAGCGCTTTCTGTAGCTGATCGACAATGTTCTTCAACTTTCCTTCGATGTTGACATTAGGCGCCGCATCTTTTTTGCCTGTCGAACCGAGTCCAGAACGTTTATTGAGATCAGGAGTGTCGCCTTCTGCTTCGTTTTGCGAAGAGTTGGAAAATTTGGTGTTGCCCAATTCTTGATCCGACTTCGCACCCGTCGCCGGCTTCCCAGATGCAGGCTTTCCACCGCCCGCTGGCGATGCTAACGTCGTTGCGAGACTCTTTGAGAGATCTGCATTCTTCAGATCGATTCCATTGTTCTGAAGAATCTTCGGAATTTGCGCGAATCCCTTCTCGAGCGCATCAGCAAAGGTTGTGACCTTGACGATCGGGTTGTCGACACCCACCAGGTTTTTCATCTTGGCCCAACCTTTCGTGATTGGACCACCTGCTGTGTACTTGTTGATCTCTGCTTCGGCTTGTTCAATCGCAGCCGTCAATCGCGGAAGCGCGGGGTTTTTGATCTTGCTGAGCTTTTGAACGATTGCTTGAACCTTGTTGAGGTCATTTTCGTCCATTGCTTCAACGAGTAACTGCGCGAACCGGTGTTCAGCAATGATGTCTTTGTCAATCCGTTTGACACGCTCATGTAGCTGCTTCACGCGGTTTGATTCGTATCTCTCTTTGAGCGATCGCGTCATCTCAGTTACCTCTCCGTTTACTACGTCTAAGTAGGTGAGTTAAGGTATCACATGACCAGTTCACGTGATCAGATCAGCAAAGCCACCTGGATGCTCGTAGAGAGTATCAAGGATTCGGTGTCATCAAATATCGTTACTGCGGCACAGACAGGTCAGATTGACTTGAAGAACCTCAATCTCGATCGGTTGCTGACAATCGTCAATGCTTCGATCGAGGCAGGACATCAGCGCGCTACCAAGACGTTCTTGCAGGAAGTCGACAAAGTGGTCGCAAGTGCACCTCAACCTCCCGCGAAAAAAAAATAAGTCTGAGTCCATGGCGAACATGGCTCGTCAAGCTGTTGACGGAGATGATTGAATGGCTCACGGGTTGAAACATTTGGTCACTTGTAGGTGTGTCTTGCCGCAATTCAAGCGCACTCCAAACCCGCCCGATCATCAATTCATTGTCTTTTCGGTCATCAAGGACGATGAAACTGTGGAACCCAAATTTGCGCAGTGCAACAATTGCGGTGTCGTTCACAAGGTCATTGACGTCTGTCGATCAGAGATCGTCGTCGGTCGAGAAGCGATGGGATCGCTAGTGACAATTGAAGACATCAAAGCAAGCCTGCCTGCGAATCTCGTGACTATTCTTGAGTCTAATGATGCCGATCTTCCTAGTTGGGAAGCTGCACAATTTGCGATTGAAAATAAGCAATGGGGATCATTCGTCGTTCTGAAGACAGACGAAGAATCCGGGCTGCGCCAGGGAAAATACGTCCGTATCCTAGGCGAGACGATGTTCAAGGTCGAATCGTTCACACGTGAGGAGATTACTAAGTGAGTGCAGTTCTTTATGGTGAAGCGCAGTCAGAAAAGACAGCGGAAGAAAACAAACTCTGTCGTCAGATCGTGCGTGAAATCAACAACTTTGGCGTTTCGCAGCGCCAAACGTTGATGGTCATGTACTTGTTGGCATCAGAGCTTGAAAACATGGAACACAGTCGTGCTCTGACAAGGCTGATCAGAGAGCTGGGCGGGGACGAACTGTTCCTCATCGGTGCACCAAAGCCGGATGAAGAAGTCACAGGAGGTAACAATGGGTCGTCCGACGTTTGAAGCTAGTGGGAAGAGACAAGACGTTCAGAACGAAGGGCTCGAAGGTCTAGAACAACTGATTGCTCATCAGGTCGACAACTCTCGAATCGTGTTCCTCCACGGGGATGTCACGGAGAATGCAATCTCTGTGGTGATTGCACAGTTGTTACATCTCGCCAATGTCAATCACAATCCTATTCACCTCGTGGTTTCCACATATGGTGGGTCTGTCGACGAGATGTTCAGCCTCTATGACACAATCAAATTTCTGCCCTGTCCAGTCCATACTGTTGGCCTGGGCAAGATCATGTCCGCGGGCGTTCTTATCCTGTCGACTGGCGTGAAGGGAAAGCGGTTGATGGGTGCCTCAGGCCGTATCATGATTCACTCGGTGACCGGCGGAGTGTACGGCAACGTTTTTGAGGCAGAGAACCAAACAAAAGAACAGAGGCGCCTTCAGGACCTCATGGTCGCTGCCTTGTCCCGCGAAACGAAGATGACGAAAAAGCAAGTTGAGCAAATCATGAACGAGAGGACCGACCGCTTCCTTACACCTCTCGAGGCTGTCAAACTCGGCATCGTTGACAAGGTCATTGGTGGCTGACGAGTTGTAGAATTCCTCACGGCGTGGTACAATGAAATGCCATGACCCTGCAAGACTACACGTCTCTGTTCCCATTTTCAAGGGTACGTGAGGAACAACGTCAAGCGATCGCATTTGCGCTCGACACGTTCCTTGTCAAGAAGAAGCGATTCGTCATCCTAGAATTGGGGACTGGCGTCGGTAAGAGCGCGATCGGCATCACACTTGCACGATACCTTGCTGAACATGGTGGCAACACTTTCGTCACAAAATCAGACGGTGAACAGGAAGAAACGACTGGCGCGTACGTACTGACAACACAAAAAATCCTGCAAGCACAATACATGGACGACTTCGGTCCATCATCTGGCAGGAACTTGATGCGGTCACTCAAGTCAGCGAACAATTATCAGTGCCGCTTCTATACCGACCAGACGTGTGCTGAGTCACGCCGACTTCTGAAGCAACTAGGTCAGCAGGTCGCAGGCACAGATTTTCACAAGTGTTGCCGTGGCACCTGTCCATACATGCTCGACAAACAGGAGTTCTTGGAGTTTCCAATCGGAATCACAAACTTCTCGTACTTTCTGGCCGAGACGATGTACGCCAAACAATTGCTTCCACGAGGTCTGCTCGTCATTGACGAGTGTCACAATATCGAGAACGAGCTCGGCAAGTTCATCGAAGTGACGTTCTCTGAACGATTCGCAAAGACCGTGTTGAACACGAAGGTGCCCAAGCTCGACACGCCCGAGGCCGTCTTCGACTGGATCAAGAACGGCTACAGCCGTGCTGTCAAGAAGCACATGGGTGAGATCGAAAAGAAGGTCAATGCCCACTTCAACTCTGGAGGAACTGCTGGGTTGTCAGAGCTCAGCAAGAAGTACGAGATGCTCGACAAGCACCTCTGCAAGATCAATCGGTTCATCGAGGTCTACAACCCCGATAACTGGGTCATGAATCCCGTCAAGTCGCCTCCTGGCGAAAACCGCGGTGGACGAAAGTTCGAGTTCAAGCCCGTAGACGTGTCTGCGTACGGACACGAACACCTGTATCGATTCGGCAGCCGCGTCGTGCTCATGTCAGCCACGATCGTCGACAAGGACACGTTCTGTAAGTCGGTCGGCATCAACCCGGCTGACGCCGAGTTCCTTCACATTGCCTCACCATTCCCCGTTGCCAATCGGCCCATTCACTATTTGGGCGTGGGCAGCATGTCGAGAGACAACATCGATACCACGCTCCCACAAATGACAGCGGTCGTTCAGCAGTTACTCGACTTGCACAAGAACGAAAAGGGAATCATCCACTGCGTCAACTACAGGATCGCTAAGCATCTAGCTGACACGATCAAGTCGCCGCGCCTGTTGCTTCATGACAGTGAGAATCGAGAAGCAACGATCGAATATCACCTGTCGAGTCCTGACCCGACCGTGCTTGTCAGTCCGTCAATGACGGAAGGCGTCGACCTTGCTGACGATGCTAGTCGTTTTCAGATCCTGTGTAAGGTCCCGTTTCCGTATTTGGGCGACAAGGTCATCCAACTCCGAAAGGCGCGGATTCCGAGTTGGTACCCATGCCAGACCGCGCGCGCGGTCATCCAGGCACTAGGTCGGTCTGTCAGAAATGATCAAGACCATGCCACATCGTACATTCTTGACAGCGATTGGGAAAGGTTCTACAGGAGCTCATCATCGCTGTTCCCTCATGAGTTTTCAGCAGCGCTTTCTTAGGTCAACTACATACGCTCGTGGCACCATTTGTTTTACGATCGGCATGGAGCGGTATACTTATGCTCGGAGGCACTCAAATATGGAAACTGACAACCCTGTGATCACGAAGTGGAATGAACTGAAGGAAATCGTCGCCCAGCTGGAGCTTGACGTTGTGAAGAACGCGAAGGGCGTGGCAGCCGCTGGCGTCCGGGCTCGAAAGGGCCTCCGCGATCTCAAGACGAAGGCAGCAGATCTCGTCAAGTCGACCGTCGAACGCGACAAGTCGAACCGCGCCGCGAAGCCGAAGAAGGAACCCAAGGCGCAGGCCTGAACTAACAATTCAGCACGCCGCCCTGATACGTGGCGAATGCCCTGGCAGAAATGCTGGGGCTTCGTCGTTTCTAGACCTGTACTTAATCCTCAAAGGAACACATCACATGCCGACACATGCATCAAGAGCAATTCTGCGCGACATTGCTGAGCTCGGACTAGATCCGGCTACTGCACACACTCAAGTTCAAAAGAACGGAAGACTAGCAACATCAGATCAGGTGGAGGTTGCCGTTGCGATTGTTGCCTCAATTGAGGCTGCACACGAAGAAGCCCGCTCCGCGTTCGTCGAAGTGACGAAGGACGAAGCACCGGCAGAAGAGAAGTTGGAACCGCAGGTTGAGACAAAGGCGGATGAGCATGTCGACCAGGTCGTCGAACTGGCAGAGTTCGTGCCTCCCGTCGAAGAGAAGAAGCCCGAACCGAAGCCTGAGGTAAAGTCAGAAGCGAAGAAGGAAGAACCTGCGAAAGTGGTTGCACCCGTCGTTGACAAGAAAGTAGCAAAGAAGGCAGAGAAAGCCGTTGACGCGAAGCCGACGGCAGATGACAAGCCGACTAGCTGATCTTTCTGATTTTCTCGAAGATGCTCTTTTCAATCTGACAGATGCGCATCCGTGTCAAGCCATAGATCTGACCGATCTTTTGTAGAGTGTGTGGTCCTTCTTGAGCAGCGATCATGACACAATTGTGTCCCTCAGGATGTGGGATCCAATGTGGGCACTTCTTTCTTTGGCAGTCAACGTCTGCTTTAGCCTGTACGGCAAAGCATGTTGTCCCGTCAACAACTCTGTTTGAAGCTACGTTATCACCTTGTACGACTTTAAGTCGTTTCTTGCCGTCTTGCATTGGTAGTGTCCGCCAGTACGGTATACTGTCAACCTACGGCATCAGATGTACAGGAAACCCTAAGGAAATCGAAACAGTACATGAGACGCACACAGACGAAGGAAAAGCCTTCAGGAGAGCCGATGAGCGATAAGAAGACGTACGTCCTAGACACCAACGTGTTGATGAGCGATCCGAATTCGATCTTTTCGTTCGATGAACACGATGTCGTAATTCCCATGGTCGTGCTAGAAGAGCTCGATCGCCACAAGTCTAGACCAGACGAAGTGGGAAGGAACGTGCGCCATGTCACCCGCATGCTTGATGGCCTACGAGAACGTGGCAATCTTGTTGACGGCATCGCACTCAAAGAAGGCGGCACGCTGAAGATCGGACGAATCCCACAGGTCATCATCTGGGAGCCGGGTATCGATCCGACAAAGGCCGACAACATCATCATCGCATATGCAAAAAGCGTGCCTGATGCGATCTTGGTGTCAAAGGACATCAACGTTCGAGTCAAGTGTGACAGCCTGGGCATCAAGTGCGAAGACTACCTCAAGATGAGGGTCGCAGATGACCCACAGAAATTCTATCGAGGCGTCGAGGTAGTTGAGGTTACCGAAGAGCTCGTGGATTCTTTCTACCACGACGGGAAGGTCGAGTTGCCACCAGAGGTGGCTTCCACTATCCATCTGTGCCCGAACCAGATCGTTGTCATCAAGAGCATGGTCGATGGTCAGACAGTAAAGTCTGCGATCACCAAGTGCACTGTGCCCACTGCACCTCTCGTTCCGATTGCAAAGATCGAACATGCGTTCGGCTTGAAGCCCCGAAACAAGGAACAATCTTTCTCACTTGATCTTCTATTCGATGAAAAGGTCAAGCTGCTCACGCTGGTCGGACCCAGCGGAACAGGAAAGACGCTGTTGGCACTCGCCGCAGCACTAGAACAGTTGAAGGGCCTCGGAAACCCCGCGACTGCTCGGTACGACAAGCTGATCGTGACACGTCCAGTCCAACCGGTCGGCAAGGACATCGGATTCCTCCCGGGCACCATGCAAGAGAAGATGGAGCCGTGGATCGCACCGGTGCGTGACAACCTCAACTTTCTCATGGACCAGCAGCGGAACCGTCCCAAGAAGCAACGTACAGGTCAGGCGTCTGGCAAGCAGATGGACGACGTCTACCTGCAGTTGATGCAGGAACGTGGTCTGATCGAGATCGAAGCAATCACGTTCATTCGTGGTCGATCAATTCCGAATGCGTTCATTGTCATCGACGAGGCACAGAACTTGTCGATGCACGAGCTGAAGACGATCATCACTCGTGTCGGTGATGGCACAAAGATCGTTCTCACTGGTGACATTGAACAGATCGACAACGTGCATGTCGACGTCTTCACAAACGGTCTGACGTTTGCTATTGAAAAGTTCAAAGAATATCAGATCGCTGGACACGTCACGCTCATAAAAGGAGAACGCAGTGAGTTGGCTACTCTCGCTTCTAAGATCCTTTAAAGATCTTCACACGTAATTCACTACACCCTACGATCGTTGCCAAACAAGGCTTCGATCGTAGGGTCGTTTTCGAGACAGACGGTGAACTAGAAATGCTTGAGGTGGCGTTGTTCATGGTAGGCTATTTAAGTTTGACCGCAAGATGAGTCGCAATCCACAAGACCTCACTAGATTCAGGAAGACGTACTCGTATTCACGACAATCACCCGTGATAGTGAATGTCACCACAGAAACGAACAATACTCACCGCGACTTGGCGCGTTTTCGTAAAACATATGCCTCGACGAGGCAACAACCGGTCAGATCGCGAGCGCTTGTCATTGAACCGATTCTCATTTTGACTGAAGACGGTGATTTTCTGACGACTGAAGATGGCGATCTCTTGGAGATCGAAGAATAACCATGGCAAATGTAAAGATCACCGATTTACCAGCAGCTGCTAGCGTCGTTGGTGCTGACCTCATCCCGGTTGTCATCTCTTCCGGACCAACGACTAAAAAAATCACTGTCACTGACTTCCTTGCAACGTTGCCTGCACCAGGTGCAGATCAACAGGTCATCTACAATGAAGGAGGCGTGCTCATGGGCAATGCACAGTTCTCTTTCAATTCTGCCACGGGCGTCGCGACCGTTTTGACGGCTAGCGCGTATGGTGGACGTATCACTGATCACCTTGAATTTGGATCAAATTCGCCATTTCCCACCGTGGGTTTTATTCAGGTCGGACACCCTACCGTCAAAGTACCGATCATCAGCGTCAAAAACAGCGTCTCAACAGATTCAGCAATCGTCAGCACTTCAGGTGACGGTCACTATTTTGGCGAAGGTATTGCTCAACACATCTATGATGCGACATTTCATAGTTTCCTTATTGCTGGCAACAGCATCGTGGGTGGTGATACCAGCGTATGGAAGACGAAACCTCCGACTGTCTTCAGCACTGATCTCGAAGGACCAACAGCACACGGAACAGACATCTATTTTTTCGTGTCAGGTTCAATTGGTCGCCTTCCCAACGTAGTCGATCCTGAACGTAAGATGGCTGTCTTTGGCGGCGACGTACATGTTTCAGGCACGATGCGCGTCACAGTACCTTCGGCTGGTAAAGATATTCTCACTGTCGACGATGTGGGTACAGTGTACCCAGTCATTAACGTCAATGGTGCTAGCGGTACACAGACGTTCTGTAGCACTGGATTTCTTGCTGTTCTCAACAGTTATGGCACGACAATTAACGGCAATTCAGCCGGTGTGACAGCATTTGATGGCAGGAACTCGATCACGACAGATCTTGCAGTCGTCTCACAGCGCCTGAATACGACGTTCAACTCACTGACCGGTACGACTCAACCTCAGAACACTAATCTTTCGTTTGCAGTCAATGCTAGCGAAATTTGGGAATTTGAGATTAACGGTACCGTCAGACCGTCTGCGGCAACCGGCGCACGATTTGCAATCATGGCGCCTTCTGGTAGTTCCATTGACGGATGGATCCAGGGTTCGCAGGGCACAACTGGATCATACGTTGTTGCGCAGTTGATTGTTCCGAACACGTTGGTCAACTTCAACTTTGCAACACTAGCAAACATTCAGGCACCATTTAAGATTTTTGGTACCCTTAAGACCGGTGTCAATGCAGGTAACCTCACGCTCGGTGTTTCGGGTGGTGGTTCAACAGGTGCTGTATCTCTCATTTCTGGTTCACATCTCAAGGCACGTCGAGCGACGTCTGTCTAACATCGCACTGAACTGGTCGTAGGGTTCTGGCTGTGTTATATTTGCCACAGTAGAATGTCAGGCATCCTCGACAACAAGTCACGCGTTCTTGACACTGTCATCACGACAGAGGGCCGCCGGCAACTTGCGTTGGGCGGCGTCGACATCCAATACGTTACGTTCACAGACGGCGCAACATTCTACAAGGCTGACGTTGCCTCAGGAAGCCAAGACGCTACGCAGCGACTCTATCTAGAATCGTGCCAGCTCCCACAGGACGACATCACGTTTCGTGCGGATGATGACGGGAACCTCGTCACGTTCCGAAACAGCGACAATGTCCAGGTATCTGGTGGTCGAATTCTGGACTACACGTTCAACGCTGTCACGAGCTCTGTCATCACAGGTTCAGTCC